AATTAGAAAAGCGTTGACAAAACGCTTTTTTTATCTTATATTCATAACAATATAACTAAATTAAAAGGAGTAGCATATGCCTACACGTTCTTTCAGTGACAGCGAGATCACGAAACTTAAACAAATTGTAAACGAAGGTATTCAAGTAACAAGTGAAATTGAAACACTCAAAGGTGGTTTGAGTGATACTGTAAAAGCAGTAGCAGAAGAACTAGACATGAAACCAAGTGTTATTAACAAAGCAATCCGTATTGCTTACAAAAATGAATTTGCACAAGTACAAGAAGGCTTTAACCAAGTCGAAGAAGTACTAGCAGCAGTTGGCAAAGGCGCTTAATGTACGTAGACGCACATTTTGACAGGGACAAAGACATTATATATGTAGCAGAGCGTGTAAACGGGCGCAGAGAATACAGAGAGTATCCTGCACGTTACACGTTTTACTACAAAGATCAACGTGGCAAATACGAAAGTATTTTTGGCGACAAGTTAGAACGCTTTACAACTACAAACGGTAAAGCATTCAAAAAAGAAAAGAAACTATACAGCGGGCAACGTCTTTTTGAAAGCGACATTAATCCTGTATTTAGATGTTTAGCAGACAATTATTTAAATGTTGATCCTCCTAAACTACAAACTGCATTTTTCGATATTGAGGTTGACTTTGACAAAGATGTAGGTTTTGCGCCACCCGAAGATCCATTTAATCCAGTTACAGCAATCGGTGTACACTTAAATTGGATTGGCAGAACTATATGTTTGGTTATCAAACCTGACACACTTACTCGTGAAACTGCAAAAGAAATTTGCGATAAGTTTGAAGATACACTGTTAATGGACAATGAACGTGAACTACTACAAACGTTCTTAGATCTTATTGAAGATGCAGATGTATTAAGCGGATGGAACAGCGAAGGCTTTGATATTCCGTATATGGTTAATCGTATAGCAAGAGTTCTTGGTAAAGAACATACTAAACGTTTTTGCTTATGGAACAAATATCCAAAACGCAGAGAGTATGAAAAGTTTGGTAAAACACAAGAAACGTTTGATACAATCGGTCGTTTGCACTTAGACTATATGGAACTATATCGCAAGTATACATATCACGAAATGCATTCTTATAGTTTGGATGCTATTGGCGAATACGAACTCGACGAACGTAAAATTGCATATCAGGGTACACTAGATCAGTTATATAACAATGACTTTTATACGTTTATCGACTATAACAGACAAGACGTCGAACTACTAGTAAAACTAGATAAGAAATTGCAATTTATTGATCTTGCAAATGTTATTGCACACGATAATACAGTACTTGTGCCTACTACAATGGGAGCTGTTGCAGTTACAGATCAAGCAATTGTAAATGAAGCACATAGACGTGGTTATATTGTTCCTGACAAACAACACGATCGTATACAAGAACATTACCCAAAACAAGTGCCGGCTGCTGGTGCGTATGTTGCTACTCCTAAAGCAGGATATCACGAATGGATCGGATCAATGGACTTAAACAGTCTATATCCAAGTATATTGCGTAGTACTAATTTAAGCACTGAAACAATCATTGGACAAATCAGACATACATTAACAGTGCCAATGCTCGAAGAATACAAATGGGAGCCAGCAAAGGCCTGGGAAGGAAAGTTTGCTTGTCCTGAATATGAACTTGTTATGAATAAAGATCAAGAAGTCTTGTTGTACATTGACTTTGAAAACGGAGAACAACTTCCAGCAACTGGAGAAGAAATCTATAACATTGTGTTTAATAGTGGACAACCTTGGGTATTAACAAGTAATGGTACTATCGTTGATCAAACTAAAAAAGGTATTATTCCTGGATTACTAGAACGTTGGTACAGTGAGCGTAAAGTACTACAGAAGAATGCTAAAGAGCAAAAAGGTGTAGATGATGAACAGTTTGCGTTTTGGGATAAGAGACAACTTGTTAAAAAGATTAACTTGAACAGTTTGTATGGTGCGGTACTTAACCCAGGCTCACGTTTCTTTGACAACCGTATGGGTCAAAGTACAACACTAACAGGACGTACCATTGCTAGACACATGGGTGCTAAAGTAAATGAACTGTTTACTGGTGAATACAATCACGTAGGACCTGCAATTATATATGGTGATACAGACAGTGTGTACTTTAGTGCCTATCCTATATTTAAAGAACAAATTGAAGCAGGCGAAATTACATGGGACAAGGATACTGTTACTGCAATTTATGATGAAGTTTGCGAACAAGCAAACGTAACTTTTCCTGAGTACATGGCTCGTGCACACAATGTTTTGAATCCAGAGCAAGGTGAAATTATTGCAGCAGGTCGTGAAGTTTGTGCAAGTGCTGGTATCTTTATTAAGAAGAAACGCTATGCAATTCTTGTATATGACAACGAAGGATTCAGAGAAGATCAAGGAGAAAAAGCAGGCAAAATTAAAGCAATGGGCTTAGACTTGAAACGCAGTGACACTCCAGCATTTATGCAAGACTTCTTGAATGAACTATTGTTAAAAACACTAACAGGTACAAGCAATGATGAGATTATTGACCGTATTATTGAATTTAGACAAGAGTTTAGAAACAAAGAGCCTTGGCAAATCGGTACTCCTAAACGTGTTAACAAACTAACATACTACACAGGTCTAGAATGGGAAAAGTCACGTGACGGACAAGAAATGTACAAAGGCAAAGCAAATATGCCCGGACATGTTCGTGCAGCAATTAACTATAACAGAATGCGCAGACTAAATGGCGACAAGTATAGTATGGAAATTATGGACGGTATGAAAACTATTGTCTGTAAACTAAAAAGTAATCCAATGGGATTTACTAGTATTGGATATCCAACAGACGAGACAATGATTCCAGACTGGTTTAAAGAACTACCGTTTGATACCGATGAAATGGAAGAAGTTATTATTACTAAGAAGATTGAAAACTTGCTAGGAGTTTTGGATATCGACTTAACTAAAGCAGAGGACAAAACAACATTTGAAAGTTTGTTTGATTTTGGATGAAACGTAGTTTAGATTTACACGGAAAACATATACACGAAGCATGGAAAAGTGTTGACAGGTTTATAGAAAAATGTTACTATGATAACTATAAATCTTGTGAAGTTATTTGCGGACAAGGTATGATACGTAATGAAATAGAAACGTGGCTCCACCTAAATAGATTTGTACGAGACTATAGATTTAATACTCGTACACAAGGCAGTTATAACGTACAGTTAGTAAAAAGGAAAAAAACATGAGAGATTATCTACTCGATATTGTAAAGCATACACGTGGTGTAGGCGACATTGAAGCAGTTAAAGTAACAGACGGTACTACCGTTGAAGCAAAAGACGATAATAATAAAGTTGTTGTAAAAGCAACATATAAACAGGCTATTCCTGGACTTGAAAATAATACATTTGGATTACCTAACTTGAGTAAACTAAATGTTATTCTTAATATTCCTGAATATAAAGAAAATGCAGATATCACAGTAAACACTCGTGAGCGCAACGGCGAAGTTGAACCTTTTAGTTTAGATTTTAAAAACGCTAGCGGAGATTTCAAGAATACATTCCGTTTTATGCAAAAAGAATTAATGGAAGAAAAACTAGCAAGTGTTCGTTTTAAAGGTGCAAACTGGAATGTTGAAGTAAATCCACATAGTGCAAGTGTAGCACGTTTTAAAATGCAGGCGCAAGCAAATAGTGATGAAATTGTGTTTGTTGCAAAGACTGAAGATAACGATCTAAAATTTTATTTTGGTGATGGCAGTGGACATACAGGCGACTTTACATTTCAAACAGGAATTGACGGAAGTTTAAAATCTCCCTGGAGTTATCCAGTAGCCGAAGTAATGAGTGTACTGTCACTAGACGGAGACATTACAATGAAGTTTAGTGACATGGGTGCACTACAAATTGATGTTGATAATGGCATGGCGGTATATGAGTATATTTTCCCTGCACAAAGTAAGTAATACATGGAACAAGATAACCTAACAAACAAACAACAAGACTACGCTGTTTTTTTGCCTAGCATTAGTACTTTCTATGCTACATTTATAGGTAAACAGCGTTATGAAAATTATGTTGATCCTGCAAGAGTACCTGCAGGGTTAGGTGAAGTTGAATCATTGAATTTTCTAAATACAAAGAAGGGGACTTTTCACTATAAATGGGCTCTCTATTCTGCAGGACATGCTAATTTAGATGTTAATAAAGAGTCTAAAAAAGAAGATATGGTCCGTAAACGTGACAGAGAAAATAGTTGGTTACTTGGTGACTCCGGAGGATTCCAAATTGCTAAAGGGTTATGGCCCGGAAACTGGACTGATCCTAACTGTCCAGAAGCACAAAAGAAAAGAGAACTAGTTGTAAACTGGATGGAAGAATATATGGATTACGGAATGATGTTGGATATTCCAACTTGGACATTCCAAGATCCCAAGGCTGCGGCTGCAGCAAACATTCGCAGTTATCAAGATGCTGTAGATGCAACACACATCAATGCTCGCTACTACATGGCTAATAGACGTGGTAACTTTAAAGTACTAAACGTATTGCAAGGCAGTAATCACACTGACGCAGATAATTGGTATGCAGAGTTCAAAGACTATTGTGATCCAGCAAAGTATCCAGACACACACTTTAATGGCTGGGCAATGGGCGGACAGAACATGTGTGATGTGCATTTAATTTTGCGCAGGCTTGTGCATATGATACACGATGGATTACTAGAAGAAGGTGTACACGATGTTATGCACTTCTTGGGTACAAGTAAACTAGAATGGGCTGTGCTACTTACAGACATTCAACGTGCAGTGCGCAAGTATCACAACAAAAACTTTATGATCACATATGACTGTGCAAGCCCGTTCCTTGCTACTGCAAACGGACAAATTTATAACAATATAAGACTAGAAGACAGAGGTAAGTGGAGTTATCAAATGGTACCTAGTGCTGATGATAAAGCACTTGCAAATGATACTCGCAAGTTCCGAGACGCAGTATTGCAAGATAATATACTAGAATCATTTGAAGATTCGCCTATTAGTGCACAATGTAAAATCAATGATATTTGTATATACAAACCAGGTGACCTAAATAAAATAGGTAAAGAAGGTAAGACATCTTGGGATTCATTTAGTTATGCATTGCAAATGGCACATAATGTTTGGATGCATATTGAAAGTACACAGCGAGCAAACAGAAACTATGACAATGGCGATAGTCCATACATGTTAGTCGATGAGCGTTTTGAACGAAAGTTTTTTAAAGATGTTGTAGATGAAATTTTTAGATTGCAAGATCGTGAAAAGTCTCTTAAACTAATTGATGACAATGATACATTTTGGATGCAAGTTATAGGTACACGTCTTAATGTAGGAAAGAAAACAAAAAATGCACATACTAAATTTAATGAGTTGTTTGAAGTATGAAACGAGTGTATGAAACAGGAACAGATGATGCTGTAAAACTTTTTGTAGGAAAAGAAATAGAGCATACACCAGCATATGATATGCTTACATTGTTTGTAGTAGGATTACAGGATATCGAAACTGTAAGACAGACTGCAGCAAACGAAGGTGTTGAACATATATATCTTGGCGCCAACATGAGTTATTTTGCACATGATAGTTGGGACGACTTAGTAAAGGCATTATTAGATGAAGGATGGTGGGTAACTCTTGACTTTGATATTCGTGATGTAGAATATGTACTCGAAAGTGGTTATACCGAATACAACCGTTTTATTCCAATGATCAGTGCAAAGTTACCGTATATTGATCTGTTAGGATATAATGCATGTTTAAAATTAGATGATCGAGATTTTGATGCAACTAATCCAGGCGTATGGGTACATCGTGTGCATGACTTAAAAGATAAAACAGTTTTTACAAATTGGTCTAAATATACTAAAGACAAGGTGGTAAAATGACAGTAGGATTTACATGTAGTACATTTGATTTGCTTCATGCAGGACATATTATTATGTTACGTGAAGCGAAAGAACATTGCGATTATTTAATAGTTGGTCTCCAAACTGATCCAACTATTGATAGGCCGGGCGATAAGAATAAACCGGTACAAAGTTTAGTTGAGCGTTATGCACAACTAAGTGCAGTAGAGTATGTGGACGAAATTATCCCATATGAAACCGAACAAGACTTAATTGATATTCTAAATATGTATAGTATTGATATGCGAGTACTAGGTGAAGAATATCGTGAGAAAGACTTTACTGGTAAAGAAGTCTGCCGTAAACGTGGTATTGAACTGTACTTTAATAAAAGAGATCACAGATTCAGTACAAGTGATTTAAGGGAAAGAGTAGAAAATGCCCCGAGAAAAAACACAACTGTTAAAAAGTTTGGAAAAGAAACATAGAACACTTGACAAAGAGATAGAACAGTTGTATAAACATACTAATGCTGAATTAAGTATAAAAAGTCTTAAGAAGCAAAAACTTAAACTAAAAGAACAAATTGAAACCGTTAAAAAGGAAATAACAAATGGTTAAGAAAATTCGTGTTATTGACGAACCTGTGGAAGAAACAACTGAAATAACATTAGAAACATTTTACGAACTTGCAAAAACAATGGACTGGAAGTTGTGGGAAATGATGCAAGTTATGCAACGACTTGAAAAGAAAATTCAAGTACTTGATCAATCAGATGATACTGATATTGAATAATGCAAGAACGTTATTACGAATATATGCTTCGGCGTATGCGTGAGGAAGATAACAAAATGAATAAAACAAAAACAAATATTTGGGTCACTTTTCAAAAAGAAGGATTACACAAATATCCTGCAGCATTAGATGATCCTAATCTTGCAACAGGTGATGAATATGATGTAAGTTTCTTAGGTTACATTCATCGTCATATGTTTCATTTTAAAGTTGAGATTGAAGTATTCCACGACGATCGAGACATTGAATTTATACAGTTTAAACGCTGGTTAGAAAAACTTTATGCAGAAAATACTCTGCAACTTGACTTTAAATCCTGTGAGATGATTTGTGATGATCTTGCAGAAGCAATTAACAACAAATATCCTAATCGCAAAATGACAATTACTGTAAGCGAGGATAATGAAAATGGAGCAACTTGTAGCTATGAATGAAGTAGCAACTAATATTCGTGATGTCCGTCAAGGGCGTGTAAGTGTTAATGACATCAAATGGGATCTTATTAAGATCATTGAGCCATACGATGGTATTTTAGCAACAAATGACGGAAGTGAACGTACAGTACGCCGTCTTTTTAATTCATATTTAAGTGATCTTAAATATGCTGATTTAATTCAGCATTACGAGATTAATGGTATGGTTCGTGATACTGCAATTACATATGATGTAAGTGTTAAGTTAAGTGCAGATCGAAGCCCTAAAAAATTAAAAATACATGTAGGTGTATATAATCGTGCGTAAACTATTTTACATGGGTTTAGAGCCCTATGAAGGCAGGTATACATTACAACTTGAAGAGTGGAGCAGGCGTGCGTTTCAACGCCGCTCCATTGATTGGGTTAATGTACCTGGCACAACTATTGATAACACAAAAGCAATCCAGGTAGGTCAAGTGCTAGATGCACATGGCCGTTCCTACTTTGCAATGTCGCAAATGATGAACTTGGTGCAAATGATGCGTAACGGTGAAGTTACAGGTGAAGATGTTATCTTCTTTGAAGACATGTTCCAGCCTGGTATGGAATCGTTGCCCTACATTATGGATCAGATTCCTACAGAGCAACGTCCACAGGTTTGGATTCGTTGTTTAGCACAGGCTGTAGATCCAGATGACTTTGTACACGTTTGGGGCATGAGCAAGTGGATGAGTTTGTATGAAGAAATGTGCAACGAGTTTGTTACTGGTGTACTAGCAAGTAATGAAGAAATGGTTGCACACATGAAGATTGCAAACTGGAAGGCTCCTATCTACAACATTAGTGGACTTGCATTTGATAAAGACGAAGTTCAAGATCGTGTAGGTGTAAAATTAAACAGTTGGGATAAACGTGATAACCGTGTTGTATTTGCTGCACGTTTTGATCAAGAGAAACAACCCGACTTCTTTATGGATATGATTGAAGAATGGTATGGCACACCTGACACAGCAGATGTTGAATTTGCTATCTTACAAGGCGGTCCACTACGTAGCAACAATCAAAAGTATATTGATCGTGCTAGAAAAATGGAAGAGCGTGGCCAACTAGTTATCTACGAAAATCTAAAAAAAGAACAATACTATGATATTGTAAATCGTAGTAAAGTATTGTTCAATTGTGCACTGCAGGATTGGACAAGTAACACTGTGAGTGAAGCAGACGCATTAGGATGCAATGTACTGTTTCCAGCATATCGCAGTTTTCCAGAAATCTTTGCAAATGATCATACACGTATGTATGTTCCTTGGAGTGTTGAAGATGCAATGAACAAACTAGGTCCATTGCTTGACGCACCACACAAAGATATAGGCAAGGTGTCGGATTGGACTAGTGCAACTATTGATCGTTACATTGACATTATGCAAGGCAACGGTGAACAATGGCGTAGAGACAGTAATCGTTATAGAGACTATGTTGCGGAGACAAAGTATTGAGAGTATTAGTCACAGGTGCTACAGGTTATATTGGCAGTCATGTTTGTAAATTACTAAAAGAACATGGTCACCATGTTACTGCTTGGGATATAAATATTCACGGCGAATACAATGACATTATGGCATACTGTGATCATTATTCTTCCTATGACGTAACTAAGTTTGTATGGGGTGATTTTGATGCTGTTGTACACTTAGCAGGACGTAGTATAGTATCTGATAGTTTAAAAGAGCCTACAGAGTACTATCGTGTAAATGTAATGGGCACAGCAAATTTGCTAGATCGTGTTAAAACTGATCATATATTATTTGCAAGTACAGCAAGTGCTTGGGGAATGGATAGTCCTTATGCACGTAGCAAAGTGGCAGCAGAAGATGTGATAAAGGAGAAAGCCAATGGATACACTATCTTTAGATTTTTTAACGTATCCGGAACTGATGGTATCAATCGACAATTAGGAGATCCTACTCATCTTATTCGTGTTGCTGCTATGGCAGCCGCTGGTAAAATTCCAGCCATTAACATCTTCGGTACGGACTATGACACTAGGGATGGCACTTGCATTCGTGATTATATTCATGTTGTTGATTTGGCTAGTGCTATTGTTAATTCTGTGGAACACGGACCGGCTAATACACCATATGAATGTTTAGGTTCTAACATAGGTTATAGTGTGCGTGAAGTAATCAATACCATGGAAACAGTAACAGGAAATACAATTAACAAAATTGAAACATCACGCAGAGAAGGCGATACACCTGTTAGTTTAGTAGACAAACAAAGTAGTCTAGTAAAACTTTCGTATTCGCTCGAAGACATGTGTTTGAGTCAATACAATCTAGAGAAAGGAAAAAACTATGAAAGAAATTCTATTACAAGCATTACGTAGTCATGCTAAAGGACATGTAGATAAACATAAAGCAAATGTTGAAGTTTATCTAAATAGTACTACAGGTATCGGCGAACATCCCGATATTATCGAAGCAATGGAAGGTGAAATAATGGAAATTGCTAAGTATGATGATGTTCTTGAAATGCTTGACAAATACTTCGATTAAAAGTATTATTGTAAGAGATCCACCTCATTAACTCGGAGAATATAAATGAGTAAAAGTTTAGAATTAAAACAGCGTCTCGAAGATGCAGGTGTGCGTTATTGGGCCGGTGATAACATATCATATGTTATGCAAAAAGGTGATAAAGAAGCACTTATCGAAGAACTTACCCCAAAGTTCGAAGCAGTATTAGATACATTAGTCATTGATAGACACACTGACCCAAACAGCATGGATACTGGACGTAGACTTGCTAAAATGTATATCAATGAAATTATGAGTGGACGATATGACACTCGTCCTAGTGCAACAGCATTTCCAAACGATAGCAATGATCGTTATGAAGGTATGCTAGTTGTACGTAGCGAACTACGTAGTATGTGTTCGCATCATCATCAACCAGTAACTGGCGTAGCATATATTGGTATTATTGCTGCACAAAAACTGATTGGACTTAGCAAGTACACTCGTTTAGCACAATGGTGTGCTCGACGTGGAACGCTACAAGAAGAACTTGCCAATGACATTGCTAAGGAAATTATGAAAGCCACTGGTAGTGGAGACGTAGGCGTATACGTACAGGCTACACACGGCTGTTGTGAAAACAGAGGCATTATGGCACATTCTAGTTTGACACAAACTAGTGTGTTACACGGTGCTTTTAATAAAGATATGGGCACAAAGAAAGAGTTCTTTGACAATATTAAATTGCAACAAGAGTTTGCACCAAGATAAGGAAAAAACATTGAAACTATTTAAATTACTTACTGCCGCTTTTGTAGCGGCCGGTCTCTTTGTTTCTCCTGCAGTTGCGAAAGATAAAGTAAAAGTAGGTTTTGTTTATGTGGGGCCAATTGGTGACCACGGATGGACTTACCGACATGATATCGGACGTCAACAAGTAGAAGAAGCATATGGCGATCGTGTAGAAACAACTTATATCGAATCAGTACCAGAAGGTGCCGATGCCGAACGTGTACTTACACAAATGGCTATGCAAGGACATGACATTATTTTTGCTACATCTTTTGGTTATATGGATGCAGTAGAAAGAGTTGCTAAGAAGTTTCCAAACACAAAATTTGAACATGCAACAGGTTACAAAACAAACGGTGTGAATAGTTCAAACTACGGACTACGATTGTATCAAGCAAGACACGTGCAAGGTGTTATTGCAGGTATGATGACAAAAACAAATAAAATTTGTTATGTGGCAGCATTTCCAATCCCAGAAGTTGTACGTGAAATCAACACATACTACCTGGGTGCCAAAAGTGTAAATCCAGATGTAGATATTGATATTGTTTGGGTGTTCACTTGGTATGATCCAGCAAAAGAACAAGATGCGGCTGTTGCTCTAATGGACCAGGGCTGTGATGTAATTGCACAACACACAGACTCGCCTGCTCCACTACAGGCAGCAGAAGTCCAAGGCAAGATTGGTTTTGGCCAGGCATCAGACCAAATTAGGTTTGCGCCTAAAGCACAACTTACAGCAACAATCGACAACTGGGGTCCATACTATATTGAAAAAGTAGGACAGGTATTAGACGGTACTTGGACACCAATGTGTGATGGTCCAGACGGATGCTATTTTGGACACATGAATGATGGTTCAGTTGAAATGGCACCATTTACAAACATGCCAGCAGATGTGGCAGCAAAAGCACAGGAAATTAAGGATGCTATTACAGCAGGTGAATACTTTGCTTTTACAGGACCACTAAACGACAACAAAGGTAATCAAGTGTTGGCAGCAGGTGAAGTTGCCGATCGTATGCATTTAGATACAATGAACTATTATGTCGAAGGTATCAATGCGGAGTTGCCAAACTGATGATACCAGTAATCGATTTAAAAGCACAAGACGCTTTGGATCGCATTGACGAAGCCTACACTACTGTGGGCTTCGCCGTCTTTACAAATGCGTTGGATGCAGAAGACAACACCAATATGAAAAATTGGCAACAGCAAATGAAAGCATTCTTCGACTTGCCAATGGAAATAAAAAAGCAGTATCCTTATGAAGGTGATACCAACTTGGGATACAGCATGGTAGGAGACGAAAACGTAGATCCTACTGCACCCAAAGATATAAAAGAATCATTTAACTACAACAATATGCGTATGCCTGAACACTTATGGCCAACTGAACTAGAAGGCTTCAAGTCTAGTGCATTACAAAGCATAGACATTGCAGATAGACTTACACTGCGTATCTTGGGTAAGTTTGATGAAATATTAGACACAGGCACTACACTTGTAGATGCACACAGTGAACCATTCAATACCACAAGAGTTATTCACTATCCAGCATATGATGGGCCTATGTTAGACAAACAAATGCGTATAGGAGAGCATAGTGACTACGGTACTATTACTTTACTTTGGCAGATTAATGACGTCCCCGGACTTCAAGTTCAAGACCTTGGTG